TGTACGCACACGTGGCAAGGTACTTCGGACTACAATTACTCCTCGCTCCCGCCGGGACAGGAGCCACCCGTAAAGGTGGTCTTTGTTCCAAAGACTCAGAAAACGCCGAGAGTCATCGCCATGGAACCTACGCACATGCAATACGTGCAGCAGGGGCTCATGACGGTGCTCGTACCGTTGCTGGAACGCTCCCGTATAGGGGCGTCCCAAGGATTCACCGATCAATCCCTAAATCGTGCGAAAGCGCGAGAAGGGTCTATGACCGGTGGATTTGCAACGATCGACCTATCTGAGGCGAGTGATCGTGTGCTTGCTTGCTTGATTAACAGCGCGCTTGCACCCTGGCCCACCGTCCAAGCGGCGGTGATGTCCAGTCGGTCACTTCGCAGCAGGCTCCCATCAGGACGAGAAATCGAACTGAGGAAGTTTGCTTCTATGGGGTCTGCCCTGTGCTTTCCCGTTGAGGTCATGGCGTTTTCAGCCATCATCTTCGCGGCAATGACACGGGCTGGCGGACATCTCAGGACGGACGTACTACGTTCGTTCGCTCTGGGAGAGGTACGCGTCTATGGGGATGATATTATTGTTCCCACGGACAGTGTCTACGATGTCGAGGAATACCTCGAGACCTATGGTCTCAAGGTAAACAGGTCCAAGTCCTTCTCTTCCGGGAAGTTCAGGGAATCCTGTGGGGGCGACTACTACGACGGGCAAGATGTAACACCCGTTCGCGTACGTCGCGACCTTCCTCTCAATCGCTCACATGTCATGGAGCTCGTCTCCTGTACTTCGACGGCTAACCAGTTGTCGGATGCAGGATACGAACGAACAAGCGAGTGGATGCACCGAGTATGTGAGGATATTCTCCCCATGTACCCGGATGTCCCTCGCGGGTCCGATTTGTTGGGCAGATGGTCTTATGACCCTGCTCCGCACGGATTCTCGCTTAAGACCTTTTCCCCGGTTTACCGGGGTTACGCGCCTTATGCGAAAGCTCCAAAGTCACCACTCAACGGTTTTCGAGCGCTTTTTAAGGCTCTGACTGGAAAGTGGGATGATCCGATGTTCAAGGACCATCTGACACATGCGGGAAGGCCGATCACCTATACACTGAAACGATCTGTGAGGTCCGCTAGCTTCGGCTAGCGGTTAGGGGGTTTCTATACCCCTGTGGTGGGTCCAGATGAG